TGTATGGTGCGTCAGGATTGCCAGGATCAACTGCCGCAAGAAGACTGTTTCCATCTAATGCTATAAGACATGGCGTAAATGTTGGAGGACGAGGAGCATTAATTGGAGCACCAATGGTAGGTGCAGGTATTGGTGGTTTTGGTGCAGCTTTGCTTGGTAAAAAATTAGGCCTCAAGGGCAAGGGGTTAGCTGCCGCTTCTGCAGCTGGAGCATTCATTGGTGGAGGAGCAGGATTAGCCGGAGGAGTTGCTGGTCCGATTAATACAGCAAGGGCTAACCAACAAATAATGACTCAATCACCATTTTATAATCAGTCAGCTTTAAATGCAGAAAGATTAAATGCAAGCGGAAACATAGTTTTAGGTATGCATAATCAGAGGAGGGGCTAATGTCTGACATGGGTATGAACCCAGGTGCACAGCAGCCACCAGATGTAAGTAGTCCTTACGACTTTGCTATGTTCACGCCTGGAATCATGCAGTCCGCCTTAATTAACTCTAGGCGCTATGGAAACACGATGCTTAGAGGTGGTTTCCACGACGTTGCTGGTGTTGGTAATGCCCGTCAAATAGCTAGAGCTAAAAAGTTTGGTGGAGTTGTAAATGGTCGAATGTATCAACCAGGAGGTCCATCATCATTTTTAGGTGGAGCAAGTAGAAGTCCACACAATATATCACCATTTTTGTCAAGAAGAGCAGCTAGAGCATCAGCAGCTGGTAAAACAGCAAGGGTAAATCCGGGTAGAACTAACATCTTCAACACAAGAGCAGTAAATAGAATGAATAGCGTTGCCGCACTTGGTGGTGGAGATATAAAAGGAGCATATAATCCTTTTCAAACTTTTAGCGGTGGAGTAAACTCTATTGTTGGAAAACTATCAAAAAATGAAGGCTTTAGAAAAGCAATGGGGATCGCAGATGATTTTGATCCAAAAACAGATAGAGCATTTAGTGGTGGTGTACTAGGTAGAATAGATACTCTTAACAAACTTTCTGGAATAGAAAAAACAATTGCTGTTGGTGAAGCTAGAGGAGGAGCTAGCGCCTTAAGGGGTAGAGAATTAAAAAGATTCACTAGAGCTCAAGCCCAAAGAGCTAATATAGTAAGTAATATAGGCCAAGTTCAAAGCGCTGCAAATCCAGCAATGAATACAATAGTGAATGGACGAGCAGTCAACGCTGCGGCCACATCTGCAAGAGCAAATGTAAGAGCAATGGCAAGCTTGGCTCCACCTGGAATGATAACAGATGACGCTTTAAGATTAAGCGTAAGAGCAGCTGGAAGAGGCGCAGTTACAGCCGGTAATGCTGCAGCTGTAACTAATGCAGCAGCAGTAGCTGCAAATCCATCTGCTGCAGTTGCCTCCACTATGACTAGAGGAACTTTAAGCAATAGAATAACAACTGCTTATCACGGAATTCTAAATGCTGGCAATATGACCAGTGGGCAAAGAGTTGTTGCAAAAAGAGTTGCAGGAAGATTGGGCGGAAGAGCTGGAGTTGCTCAATTTATGGATGATTTTGGTACAGCAGGAAAATACGCTGGAAACTTTATTAATAGGGGCCAAGGTGGTGCCAAGATGATGGGAATGGCAGCTCAGTACGCTAGATCTGGTGGAAGTAGAGTAGTTGCAGCAAAAATGGGAGCAATGGGCGCAGTAAGACTTGGTGGTGCAGCATTAGGTCCACTTAACGTGTTATCGACTGGCCAATTGATGTATGATATAGGTAAGGGTATTGGTAAAATGGCAGTTGGTGGAATAAACTTTGCTAAAGATGCCATGAAGTCAATGCAAGGAACTATTAATAAACCAATGTTTGGTACAGGATTTAAAGACAACGAAGTAGCAGCAACTTCAAGAGCTAGAGGTGTTATGGCAATTCAAAATTCAAGACTTAATGCACGAAGCTTACTTGGATCAGAAGCTAGTATGATGGCAGCCCATTTTGGATAACCTATGAACTCCTTGCAAAGTAAAACGATAGCATTTAGAAAGTCATTAGAAAAACTTTCTAGAGAAGATTTAATTGAAATTATTAAAGACCAAGATGTTGAAACATTCAAACAAATAAATAGAATTGAATGGGTATTTAAAAATAAATTAAATCATCTTAATTGGGCTAGCGGTGAACCAATTATGGAAAGACCATTAACAAATAGAGAACTAGCACTTTTGGTTGATGAGCCATTTGAATTAGATCTTGAATTAATGGATTTAGGAATTTCAGCTGAACAACAAAGGCAAATACACATAGCTAAAGATCCTTGTGTTTGGGCTAGACAATTTCTTGAAGCAGAGACTAGGGTCTATCAAACTCTAATTCTTCGTGACCCATCAGTAAGAAAAGTTCTTAGAGCTGGTCGTCGTCTTGGTAAAACTTTTAGTATGGCTATTGCACTTATCCACTATAGCTATACGCACAAGGACGGAAGATGTCTTGTTATTGCGCCAATGAAATCACACGTCGAATTAATCTATCAAGAAATTTTAAGACTTGCTTCTAAGAATGAAATTGTTACAAACTCAATAACAAGAAAAGTAACAAGCCCTCAATTCATGATTCAATTCAGTAATGGTTCAACCATTAGATTCTTTACATCAGGTATGCGCTCAGGTGGTAAATCAGACGTAGCTCGTGGTCAGGAAGCACATATGATTGTGTTAGACGAAATGGACTACATGCATGCGGACGACCTGGATGCACTTTATGCAATGCTGCAAAAAACAGCAGAAGACCAACCTGATAAAGTTTTGATCGGTGCCTCTACTCCAACTGGTAGAAGAGAAAGATTTTGGGAATGGTGCAGAAGCGAAAGATTTAAAGAATTTTGGTTTCCATCGTATTGCAACCCATATTTTTCTAAAGATCAAGAAGATGAATTTAGAGAACAATATTCAGAAATTGGATATAGGCACGAAATTGAAGCTGACTGGGGCGAAGACGCAGAAGGCGTCTATCCTAGAAAATATGTTGACAAAGCATTTATGGAACCAGGTTGGGACTATCACCCTGAACTTACTTCAGCAAGAAGCTTTCACACAATAGGTGTTGACTGGGATAAGTATGGAGCCGGAACTAATATAGTTGTTTTAGAAGCATGTTCTGATTCTTATGAAGAAGAAAGATTTAGAAACAAAGTAAAAATTTGCTATAGAGAAGAAATACCTAGATCAGAATATACTTTGACTAAAGCTGTATCTAGAATAGTTGAACTTAATAACATCTTTAAACCAAAACATATTTATGTTGACAGAGGCTATGGAGAAGTCCAGGTCGAACTTCTGCATAAGTACGGTGTGGAAAATCCTGTGAGTGGATTGAAGGAAAGAGTTAAAGGCGTCAGCTTTAGTGAAACTATAGATGTTAAAGACCCATATACAAAACAAAATGTTAAAAAAGAAATCAAACCGTACATGGTCGATAATCTTAGACAATATCTAGAAAAAGAAGTTTTAGCTATTTCTGAAAGAGACGCAGAAATATACATGCAATTGATTTCCTACGTTGTTGTAAGAACTACCCAAACTGGAAGACCTGTGTTTGAGGCCGGCGGCTCAGCAGTGGATCACGCACACGATGCTTTAATACTGGCACTTTTGGCTATTACGGAAAATTATAGTGACCTACACAAAGCGCGTTTTGCTTCAAGAACAGAATCATTTTCTAACACATTTTTTATGCCAAAGCCAGTAAATGATAATGATGACGATAAAGATGATAAAATAGGAACTGGTTTAACTGGAAGAGCAGATAAACTTATGCCATCAAAATTTGGTTATAAAAAATCTTTTGGTGGCAGATCTAATTCAAAGATTAAAAGAAAGACATTCTAATGGCACAATATGGTTTAGGACAAAGTAATCCTGTAGAGGATGTATTTTCCGATACAGCAAACGAGTCATCAAGTCTTCTTTCGCTTGGAACTAGAAATTCTATAAATAGCATGTATGGGAATAATAGTCCAGACACAAGGTATATAACAACCTTGTCTCATCCGGCAATTACAGAAGTAAGAAATAATGTTTATTACTGTGAGTCTGTGATTACCCAGTTGTTAAAAGAAATAGAATCAAACCTAGACCAAGTAAATATCAATGCCTATTGCAATATTGATTTAGAGAATTCACATAAGGCCGTGTGGCAAGATGCTCTAAAGCATAACGAAAAAGCCAGCCTACTCTCTTTTCCAAATTTTATTCCATATACAGAATATCAATATGCATCTAAGCACCTCTGTAGATCATGTAGAGAACTAATTAAGCAATATGATCTAACAATAAATTACACATCTTTTGGTCATTTGGCGGAAACTAAAAAAGTATTGTCATATTTAAGAAACGAAATATTAACAATTAAGAATATAGTTACACATCAATTTGGGGAGGAATATAGGGATGAAACAGAAGGCGAAATTGCAAGGCACTTATCCGATTGGGCAAAAACAGCACTCCACTATACGAAACAGCTTGCCAAGGAAATCACAGACCCGCCCACATCAATTCCCCAATCCGAACTGGATCAAATCTCTAAAAAACAAGCAGCCCAATTCCAAGCTTTTTTTTCGATCAAAATAAACTCGTATATATCAGAAATACAATCTTTATCTAATGGCCTAAAAAGAGATACAGTAGATACCTGTGGCGTGTTTTACTCTAACTACTTATTGCCAGCTCTTAGCTTTAAGTCAAAGGTTGTAGAACCATTAATGTTAGACTTCACAACAACAGCTATAGCAAATGAGTGTCCAACTTTACTTGGCGAAATAATTGTAGCAAGAAATTCTATAACAGGAAACTTAGGCTCTGTTACTTCTGACTATGTCGAAAGAAGAGCACAAATGAGCAAAAAGCTAGATGCTCTTTCCCAAATGATAAGACTTAAGAGAAGGTATGTAAACTACATAACCCAGTTAGAATCTTTGGCCGCACAAAGAATAAAGGTTCTTATTACTGTAGAAACAGAAGAATTAGAAAAGTATAAACAAATATTCTTTGACATTCCTATTGATTCAGAGAAGAGAATGGGCCTAAGATCATCGCACGGTGACCTAGATGATTTAGAGGGAGATGCTCATCCGCAGTACCTAAGAAGAGATGGTGGGATAATCACTGGAGATATTGATGTAGCCGAAGGTGTAAAAATTGGTGGCATAATAGTATCTAATCACTCACATTCTGGTATTGATGGATCAATGCCAATTAGCGCATCTGTAATAGATTACTCTTCTGCTAGAGACGCATACTATAATGCAGCTTTAACTAGCCCTTATAGCAATCTAACTTTAACCAATTTAACTCAAAGTGTTTTAACTGGTGGCGGCATAGTATTTGACGCAACTTTTGAAGTAGAAATAGAAGATGATAAATTAAACTCATATGAGTTTGAAATATTGTATAATGAGGTATAAATATGACCTGGTTTACTTACACAAAATCTTCAGCAACAATAACTCCTCCTGTAAGAAGGAAGATAGTATTTCCATTTTTAAATGAGTATTTAAAAGTAGGAGATTGGCTTCAGGTTAATCTTAATGATTTAGATTTAAATAGATATTATTATTTTGAAGATGGCCTTATTAAAAATAAAGCTGATTCAGATTCTTATGTTGTAGTTTATGAAACAGATACTACATATACAGTTACTCAAAGTCTTTTAGTTGGCA